CAGTAGGCTGCGCTCATTGGTCCTTTGGCTATGTTTTTGGCGTGTCGGGTTTGGAATCGTTTGCGGCGGCTGGCGTAAGCCTTGCTTTCGCCTGCCTTTTTTGGTGAACCTGATACGCCTTGTTGCCCAAATCTGATGGTTTTGACTTGACCACCAGATTTAGCAACGACAATATGGGACTTCTTAGGATGGTTTGGTGTACGCTTCGGCTTGTTATAACCGCTAACTCCAGCCCGTGTTAGTCGTGAGTCTTTTTTACTTGCCATTGTTTGATGCCCACGCATTATCCACCAGATTCGGGTATGGTCGCCCTGCTTTTTTGGCACGGGCTTTTGCTGCCGCTTTCTGTGAAGCGGTTAATGGTTTGGATTTTCCTTTGGGTCCTTTGGTGTCCCAAAAGTTTTTCTTACTAGCCATTTGATGTTTCCTTGTCTGTGCGTTCCAGAGTTGAAAATAAACTCCTTAGAAACACGATGATACCTGCCAAGGTTAAAACCGCTGTCCCTAGGATGATTGCTATTGTATGAATCATTTCTGTCCATGCTGTGCTAGTGGGAAACTTTCTGTAAGAAAGTTTTATCCTTTGTTCCAGTATCTATGTTAGCACCTCCGCTGTCGCTCGGTGCAACCTAGTTGCCCTTACCCCCCCCGTAGGTCCCCCCATGAATGTTCCCCCCGTTCCCTAGACAAGTTGCATACAAGTTAGGCACACCTAACACATCATAGAACAATTCACCTAATGGCATGGACAACAACCCAACACTGGATGACCGTCAACAAAAATTCCTAGATTGGTTATGCACCCCGCCCAACGGGCGTGTGCCATCCTCAGAAAAAAACTATGCAGCAGCCGAAGGCATAGACGACTCAACCCTGAGGCGATGGAAAAAGAAACCAGCGTTCAAAGCCGCATGGGAAAAACGAGTCTCAGAACTACAACAATCCCCCGAACGAACCCAAAAACTACTAGACAATCTATACGAGCGTGCCTTGAACGGTGACAACAACTCAGCCAAACTATATCTACAGGCAACCAACCGTCTAGCCCCAATGCAACTCAATGTAGAACACAGCCAGAAAACCTCAGAAATATCTGACGCAGAACTAGATGCCCTCATAGCGTCAGTCGCTCATCAGGAGATTACTTCTCGTAGGGAACTAAAAGCGCAATAGTGGATGATGTGGTTGAGTGTCCTAAGTGTGGGTGTGTTTACCCTCCACGGGTTACGCAATGGGTTTGCCCTGAGTGTGACTCTAAGGATGTTGAACCTAGGAGAATGAAGGATTTGGATTAATGGCTGTTCCTGCAACACAAAATTTGACTATCACTAGAGGCGATACGGAAACGGTTGTTGTCACTATTAATGATGGTGCTGGTGTGCCGTTGAATATCACTGGTCGTACCTACAGGGCGCAGATTCGTGCTACGAAAGATTCGCCTACGGTTTCTGTTGCGTTTGTTTGTGTTGTTACCGCCCCGTTGTTGGGTGAGGTTACTTGTACTTTGACTGCTGGTAACTCGGCTACTTTGGCTGCTGGCAAACAATATTGGGACTTTGAAGAAAACTATAGTGGTATTGTGACCACAATTTTGGCTGGTACGGTTACTGTGTTGGCGGATGTCAGCCGATAATGGCAATCATTAGAGTTGTTGTTTCCCGTGGTGATATAACCAACGGCGTTATCCGTGGTACTGTCATTACCACGGTTTCTACCGCCAGTTATGGTCCAACGGGTGCCACTGGTGCTACTGGTGCTGTGGGTCCTCAAGGACCGATTGGTAACACTGGTCCAACTGGCGCTACTGGTGCTGTTGGTCCTACGGGTGCGACAGGAGCAACTGGTCCTCAGGGACCAATTGGTTTAACTGGACCTCAAGGTCCTACGGGGGCAACTGGTGCGACTGGTCCTACGGGACCACAGGGCATACAAGGTATTCAAGGTTTGGCTGGTGACAAATATCAGACAACATCAACATCAACTATTGCTATTCCAGCAACAATTGGTGGAAGCATCTCTTTAACTATTGGCACTGGTTTGTCTTATACAGTTAACCAAACGGTTTTGATTTCGTATAATATTTCAAATCATATTCATGGCGAGGTTGACTCGTATAACTCGTCAACTGGTGCTATGGTTGCTACTGTTACAGATTTTGATGGTTCTGGAACATATTCGGCGTGGACAGTTAACTTGTCTGGTGCGGTTGGTGCCGAAGGACCACAAGGAGTAGCGGGTCCGACAGGTCCAACTGGACCGACTGGTGCTACAGGTTCAACAGGTGCTACTGGTCCACAAGGAATCCAAGGACCTATTGGTGCTACTGGTCCGACTGGTCCAACGGGAGCCACAGGTGCTACTGGACCAACGGGCGCAACTGGACCACAGGGACCTATTGGTGATACTGGTTTAACTGGACCCACAGGTGCCACAGGTCCGACTGGTGCCACGGGTGCTGGTGTTCCTGTTGGTGGTACTGCTGGACAAATCTTAAGTAAGATTGATGCAACAAACTATAATACGGTTTGGACTAACGCACCAGCAACAAACCCAATTACCAACGAAGGATTTGCTGAATTATAATTATGGACATAGGAGCATAAATGGCTATCGGAGACAGAACAGAAGCACGACTTGGTGGACCAATTCAACTTGGTACATCAACAACAACGATTTGCACAGCAGCAACAGGTTTTGCTGAAATCATTAAACAAATCATTATAACCAACACTGATACGGTTGACCGTACTGTTACTTTGGCTATTGGGTCTGCCGCTACCGCAGCAAACCGCTTGTTGTCCACGCTACCTATTGGTGGTAGTGATGTTATTGTTTGGGATACTGCTATTGTGTTGAACGCAGGTGAAACACTACAAGGACTGTCAGACACCGCATCTAAGATAACTGTTACGGTTGTTGGTTGGGAAAAGCAGACTGCATAATGGGTTTCACTAACGGTCTTAAAGGTGTAGTGGTTGGAAATACATATGGAAACGCTACTGGTGGAATTGGTTCACCAATTTCAACAACTGTTTCTGGTATTGGATACCAATATTTAACCTTTAACGCAACAGGAACATTTACTGTTACTAAAGCAGGTTTGTTTGACATTATGGTTATCGGTGCAGGCGGTGCTGGCGGTGGTAACGGCAACCTCAGCGGAAACGAAATGGGCGCTGGCGGTGGTGCTGGACAAATCCTCACAACAACCATTTATTTACCTGCATCAGCGACAACCGTAACTGTGGGTGCTGGCGGTGCAGGTATCACATACGCCTATGGAACTCGTGGGAACTTTTCACGCATTAGCGAAGTCGTTGCAATCGGCGGTGGTGGTGGTGCATCAGGTGGTGGACTTGGAGCGACTTATTACACAACGGCTCAACAAGGTGCATCTGGCGGTGGTGGTGCAGCCAACATCAATACTCAGCGTTTTGCATTGTTTGGAACAGGAACTTACGGCTATGACGGTGGTACAAGTTCTGGAGTGAACGCTGGCGGTGGCGGTGGATTTACTGCGGTTGGTGGAAATGGGTCGGGAAGTACTAATGCGACTACTGGCGGTGCTGGCGGTGCTGGGTTTGATGTGAGTTCTTTTATTGGTGGCAGTGCACTGTTCAAATCAGGTGGCGGTGGCGGTGCAGGTCTGACGGCTGTTGGTGCTGGAGGTTCATCAGTTGGTGCTGCAGGTTCAAATGCTGGAACACAAGATGGAAACTCAGCAGGAGCGAACACGGGTTCAGGTGGTGGTGGAAATAACTACAACGCAACTGCTTCTCGTGGTGGTGCTGGTGGTTCAGGTATTGTTTACATTCGTTGGAAAGTTTAGGAGATTAGTTATGGCACATTTTGCACAAATAGCAGGAGATACAGTAGTACAAGTCATCGTTGTAAACAACGCTGATTGCGGCAACTTAGAGTTTCCAGCATCGGAACCAGTTGGTCAAGAGTTCATTTCATCTTTAGGACTTACTGGTGAATGGAAACAAACATCATATAATAACAATTTCCGTGGTCGTTATGCTGGCATTGGTTATACCTATGATTCAGCATTGGATGAGTTTGTTGCTCCTGAGGTTATTGTTCCACAATGAGCATCCAAGTAGCACGAGGACAAACAAGGAATGGTGTTTGCACTAGTTCTACACGCCCTGAATCGCCCTACTTGGGTCAAGTTATTTATGAAACAGATACACAACTCTTAAAAGTTTGGCTGGGCAGTGCTTGGTCAAGTGGGCAGGCACTTTAATGGCTATTACTACTACTACTCAAGGTATTGCTACTGGCGTTTGTTTGTCAACTGCACGACCAACTAACCCTTATTTGGGTCAGATTATTTATGAAACTGACACAAACTTGTTGCGTGCATGGTCTGGTTCGGCATGGTCTGCTGGGGTTAACTTAGTTAGTTCAATTAGTAATGGTGTTGCAACTGGAACACCTGCTGTAAGCGCAACATATTCTGATGGCGGTTTTAACTGGAAACGAATTGATTTTACTGCATCGTCAACTCTTGTTGTTTCTGTTGCTGGCGTTTTTGACTTGTTGATGGTTTCTNNNNTCTGGTGGCGGTGGAGGCGGTGACTCTAATGGCTTCAGCGAAGGTGGCGGTGGTGGTTCTGGTAGCCAGTTCTTAAACGAAACTATTTTCATTCCTGCTGGAACATACACTGTGACAGTTGGTGCTGGTGGAGCAGGAAATGTGTATTCATTACAAACATGGGGCGGTGCTTCTGGAATTGCAACACTAAGATTAGATGTAGTGGGTGGCATCGGTGGTGGAGCCGCTTGGGACAACCCACCAAGAGGTTATAACGGTGCTGGTGCTAGTTATCGTGGTGGTTATGGTGGCAAGCCAGGTGGTGCAGCAATTGGTTTGTTTGGTTATAACGGAGGTTCCTCTGATGGTGGTGGAAACAACGGTGGGGGTGGAGGAGCAGGCGGAGCAGGTGGAACCCGCACTGCTGGTATTGGAGTAACATCAACATTTACTGGAACATCAATAACATATGCTGTTGGTGGGCTTGGTGGTGGAACATCTGGCACCAATGGTGGTGCTGGAACCGCCAATCGTGGGAACGGTGCTGGTGGTGCAATCGGTAATGCGGCAGCATCAAACGGTGGTTCTGGATTTATATCAGTTAGGTGGAAAGTATAATGGCTATTAGTAATAGTACTGGCGCACAATCAATTATTAAGGCTGGTGTTTGCACCAGCGCAACTCGTCCTGCGTCACCTTATGACGGGCAGGTTATTTATGAGACTGACACAGACAGGACTCTTGTTTTTAACGGAACTGGATGGGTGTTCTTATCTACGAGCAGGGCTAACCCTAATGGAATGGACTTAATTAAAACCCAAACGATTGGTTCAGCGGTTTCTTCCGTAACTGTGTCTGATGTTTTTAGTAATACATATGACGCATATAAAATTACTATTGCTGGTGGTGCTGGTTCAAGCGCAAATACGGGGATAAGAATGACAATGGGTTCAACAGCAACTGGTTATTATTTTGGTATTCCTTTGGCTATTTATAGTGGTGGTGCTTATGCTTCACTTCTTGGTAGCAATGCAACTTCTTGGGAGGTTGGAAGCGTTAATGTTGCTTCTTTGAACTTGAATATGGAATTGATAGACCCATTTGCCACAAAAACAACAAAAATGTTTACAAAAGTTGCCAAGGACACCAGCGGTGGTAGTGGTAGTGGTTTCTTGGATAACACCATCAGTTATACAGCATTTACTTTAACCCCTTCTGCGGGTACTTTAACTGGTGGGATTATTTCCGTCTATGGATACGCCAAATAAGGAACATCTAGGAGATATATATGCCGCTAATTATTCCAAACTCCTTTAGCCCTGCCACACCAGCCATTGCTGGTGATGTCAATGCCAACTTTCAGGCTGTTAAGGTATTTGTTGACGCTATTGAAACTGGTGTAAACATTGACACTGGTGCTATTACGGCAATCAAAATAGCAGATAACGCTGTAACACAAGCAAAACTGGCTGACAGGGCTGTTGGTTCGGCAGAGTTGACAAACCTGACTTTGAATCCTGTTGTGGACACATACACTTTGGTTCTTGCTGATGCCCATAAAGTTGTGACCTTAAACAAGGCAACAAATTTTACTGTCACCGTGCCAACGGATAGTGTTGCTTTTACGGTTGGTGACCAAGTTAACTTGTTGCAGACTGGTGTTGGACAAGTTACTGTGGCTGGTGCTGGTGGTGTGACTGTTTCTAGTCAGGGTGCAAAGTTAAGATTAAATGGACAGTATTCTATTGCTACCCTAATTAAGGTTGCAGCAAATAGTTGGGTTCTTGTCGGCAACTTGGTTGCATAGTTATGCAAATTCTTGCCGCAGCCGCAGGCGCAGGTCTAAGTGTTCCAACTATAACATCTGTTAGTTCAGCATACGGTTCAGCAACCGTTTATTTTACACCTGTTGCTGGAGCAATATCATACACTGTTACCGCTGTTGGTGCTAGTTCTAATACTGGTTCTACTTCACCAAGAACTGTTACTGGTTTAACAAATTATAGTTCATATTATTATACGGTTTCTGCTACGGATGGTAGTACAACTGTAACCTCAGCACAGTTTGGTCCTGTTACGGTTGAGGTTCCTTGTCCTTATGGTACTCAGGCTTCACCATATTGCACCTATTACACAGCAACTTATGGTGGTGTACCTAATGGTTGTACCTATAATTATATTTGTAACGGTGCTGGTGGCTATGCCCTAGAGTTCTGTTCAGGTCCATGTGCTACACTTAGCGGTGGAGATTACTGTGGTGGATGTTATCCAGCCTACTAACTAGGAGAATATTATGAGTGAATGGAAATCTTTCGCATTTGTTATTGATGGTGAAGTAGCAGAGGTTGTTGCTTTCCCTGTTGAGGCAGAAAAAATTATTGCTGTTTATGAATCCAACCCAATCATTGTTCCTGTGACCCCAGAGACTCAGGATGGTTTGTTTGGTGAGGTTCTTGGTTCTACTTGGAACGGAACGCAGTTTATACGCTGATGTCTGCTTGGGCGGAATATAAAAAGAAACTTGGTCCAGCCCGTCCTTGGGATTTACTGAACCCCAAAATAGAAAAGGTTTCTGATGAGGTTGCGGATGAGCGTATGCACATTTGTAATGATTGTGCGCATTTGACGGTTACCCGTCAATGCACCCAATGTGGCTGTTTTATGTCTGGCAAGGTTAAAATCGCTAGGGCTACATGCCCGTTGGGTAAATGGGGGGAACAACCTGCCTAAGGGTATGGAAATTCTGGTACCAGATGTACCAACTGAAACCGTTGTTGCTTTTGCTTTGTCTGCTTTGGGTCTGGGTGAGTTTGCTCAGCGTGCAGAGAACAAGAAAACCGATGAAGCGTTGTTCAGTGAAATTCCTAGCGAGGACGACCTAGTTTGAAATATACTGGTGTGTCGGATGGCATATCAAAAGGTAAACGCAAAGGCACCGAAGCCTTTGTAAAACATGTCTCGCTGCTCTCTAAGGGTAACCTGTGGAATAATGGGACTTGGGGCGTTAGGTCGGTCAAAGGAAAACCAGAATACCTTAGCGTTCATGCAACGGGTCGGGCTATGGACTTAAGTTGGCGTGGCAAGTCCCGTCAAGAAGCCAACAGAGTTATTGAGATGATTGTCGCTAACGCTGATAAACTGGGTGTTGAAATGGTCCTAGATTACTTCCCTAAGCCTTTTGGGCGTGGCTACAAATGTACCCGCAAGGGATGGAATGTGTACTCCAAGGCTACAATTAGTGGAAGCCCGAATGGGGACTGGTATCATATAGAACTGTCACCAGAGTTTGCCGATGACCCTAAGAAGGTTCATGCGGCGTTTAAGGAATTGTTCAAGTAACCGATTGGCGTTTATTCGCCTAGAATGGAATACTATGAAGAAAATACTGCTAGTTGCTGTTTTGCTATATGCCCTTCTAGGTGGCTCTGTTGTCCACGCTAAGCATTACCCGACAATCAAATGTTGGAACCACTATGACATTATTGAGATGGTTTCCGAAAGCAAAGAAATGATGTATCAGGTTGATTACATTATGTATCGGGAATCACGATGCACAGCATCGGTGATTAACCGTGAGGACCCTAATGGTGGGTCTATTGGACTGTTTCAAATTAACAAGTTTTGGTGCAAACCAAATCGTTACACCAAGCAGGGTTTTCTTCAGGATGCTGGTGTTTTAACAAAATGTAAAGACCTGTATGACCCTGTAACTAGCGGTAAAGCATTTATGGCTATTTATGATTATGCCGATAATCGTTATGGTGACGGGTTTGGACCTTGGGGCGGGGAGCCGTGGAACTAGCAGAACTTCTTAATGAAAAAGAGTGGCGTACTTGTCGTGGACAAGAAAACGCCACAATCGCACAACAAGTTGAAGCGTTCAAATACTTTTGCGAAAACTATTGGTGCATCAAACATCCTGAAAAAGGTCGCATAAAGTTTGAGTTGCGTGAAGCCCAATTGGAAACAATTGAAGCATGGATGACAAACCGTTACAGCATCGTGCTAAAGGCACGACAGATTGGATTCAGCACCCTAGCGGCAGCATACGCTTTCTGGCTGGTGTTTTTCCGTCAAGACCGTTTCGTAGTTATGTTGTCCCGTACCGAGCGTGAATCAGTAAAGTTACTTGCTAAAAGTAAGTATGGTTTCCGCTTTCTTCCTGTTTGGATGAAAGAGCGTGGACCTAAACAGACGACCGACCGTGTGATTGGTTTGTCCACCGCTAACGGTTCAGGAAACTTCTTTCACCAATTGTGGGTTAACTCGCAAACTGGGACCAACCAGTTCCAAGGTATTTTTTTCCCTTGGGATGCTGACGGTGAGCGTGACGAGGACTGGTACACCGCTAAGAGTCGCAACATGCAACCTTGGCAGATGCACCAAGAGTATCCACGCTTCCCTGAGGAAGCGTTTATCAAATCAGGTAACCCTGTGTTTGATATTGACATGCTGGACGAGATGCACCTGATTGACCCTGACAGAGGATACTTCCATTTGTATTCGGATGGTAATGGTGAGTTCCGTCCAACCGCCGATGGCGAGTTGTCCGTATGGCAGTACCCTGAGATTGATGGTGTTTATGTGATTGGAGCCGATGTCGCTGAAGGACTCAGTTATGGTGACTACAGTTCCGCACATATCATTGATGCTGCTACGGGTATTATGGTTGCGCATTGGCATGGACATATTGAGCCAGACTTGTTTGGTGACCTGCTGGCAGAGTTGGGTTGGTGGTATAACACGGCTTTGCTGGGTGTGGAAAACAACAACCACGGTCTGACAACCCTAAAGGCTGCCCAGAAGCATGGCTATAGGAATCTTTATAAGCAGCGCCGTATGGGTCATGTTCGTCCTGAGGCTACAGAGATTCTGGGTTGGCGTACCACGGTTACCACGAAACCGTTGGCTATTGACGAGTTGAACGCCAACTTGCGTGACGGGGCTATTGAGGTTTACTGTGGGAAAACCATTGCCGAACTAAAAACCTTTGTCCGCAAAGAAAACGGCAAAATGGCTGGTAGCCCACATGACGACAGGACCATCAGTTTGGCTATCGCTAACCAGATGCTGAAATATGTTTGGCTTCCAGAGTATCGTAATGATGTTCAGGTCCCACACAACAGCATGTTGTGGTGGGAACAACACCTTTTTGACCCGATTGGTGAGAATAAAGTTTATATTGGGTCCCATAATGTTAGAAAACGAACTCCTTTTTGACCTTGGGAACGATTCCTGCATTACTATGATGCAATTTACATGTGAAAACTGCAAAGACCAGTTCTCGGCTGAACAAAAGCCGCACCGTGGAGAAATTTGCTTCAAGTGTCATGTTAAGACTATCCGATTGGGGTTCACTCATGGTAAAGAAGATTTCCACGGTCCTACTATTGCTGAGCGTCAGCGTAAAACTGTTGAAGACGCTAAGATTAATGGTATTACCGCCGAGCCAGTTACGAACTGGATGTAATGGGTCATGCAGTCGGTCTGGGTCCCAATCATTGTCGCCGTTATCACGGGACCCGTTGTCGTGGTGTTGCAAAAACTGCGCAAAGAAAACACGGAACAACACGAAGAAGGCAGACTCCTTCTTCGGGTTATCGGGACTAAGGTTGACAAAATAGGTAGCAAACTTGACCAGCACATCGGCTGGCATGATGGTCAAAAGGAATCACAATAAATGGCTAAGAAATCAGCAGCAGACCAACTCAAGTCACAGAAGATGAAGTTGGAAGCATCCAAGCGTTGGCGCAAAGACGAAGGTTACGATGCTATCTGGCGCAGAATGATTGACATGTATAAAGGTCATCATTATGACGATTATGCCCAAGAGGACCGTTTGCTGGTGAATGTTGCCTTTTCAACAGTCAACATTATTGCACCAAACATCTCTGTCAACTTCCCGAAGATTTCTGTCAATGCTGTAAAACCTGAACATGCTTCACAGGCTGTTATTGCCGAGGCTGTCGTCAACTATTGGTGGCGACACCGAGACATCCGTGACCAGTTCCGCCGTGCAGTAAAAGACATGTTGACCTGCGGTCATGGTTGGATTAAAGTTGGTTACCGTTTCGTTGAAGAAGAAACAGTTGGCATGGACGATGAAGTGTCTGACCCTCAGTTGGGTGGCGAATCAACCCCTATTAGCGTAATCCTTGAGGATAGCCCATTTGCAGAGCGTGTGAGCCCTATGGATGTGTTTGTGGACCCAGATGCCACAAACATGAAAGACATCAAATGGATTGCTCAGCGTATCCGCCGACCACTAAGTGAAGTTAAGGCGGACAAGCGTTACAGCAAGGTTGCTCGTGATGAGGTTCAGGTTATGGCTGTCAGCCGTTATGCGGATGACCCAAGTCGTAAGAAGATTAACGACAAGAATCAGGGTTATGCCGAGATTTGGGAATTTTATGATATTGTCGGCAAATCATTGAGCGTGTTCTGCGAAACAGCAGAACATTATTTGGTTAAGCCAATGGCTTTGCCATATTCGTTTGGTCAGCCTTTTGTGATGTTGCGTGACTATGACATTCCAGACCATTTCTATCCGATTGGTGAACTGGAAAGCATTGAACCGTTGCAGCGTGAGTTGAACGAAACCCGTTCACAAATGATGAACCATCGTAAGAAGTTCGCCCGCAAGTATCTCTACAAGGAATCGGCGTTTGACCAGTTGGGTCGCACAGCGTTGGAATCCGATGAAGACAATGTGATGGTTCCTGTTATCGGTGACGAGGCTTTGGGTGGCACCGTTATGGCTATGCCAGCAGTTATCAACCCACCAGAGTTTTATAACTTGAGTGAAACCATTATTGCTGACATTGACCGTGTGTCTGGTGTGTCTGAAATTCAGCGTGGCGGTACAACGGAAATCCGCCGTACCGCAACCGAAGCATCATTGGTACAGGATGCCAGTAATGCACGGACAGCAGACAAGTTGGCTATCGTGGAGCAAGCCATCAGCGAGATTGGTCGCCGCATGGTTGCCTTGGCATACCAGTTCACTACTGGTCAGCATGTTGCCCGAATCATTGGCAAAGATGGTGAACCTATTTGGATTGAATACGACCGTGAGTATCTAGCAGGGAACTTTGACTTTGAAGTTGTGGCTGGTTCAACACAGCCACACAACGAATCGTTTAAGCGTCAGATGGCTTTGCAGATTGTGGATGCTATGGCACCGTTCGCTGGTTCTGGCATTATCAATATGCCAAAGTTGGCTGCATATGTTCTTCAGAATGGTTTCGGTATTAAGAACCCTGATGAGTTCATCCAACAGGCTCCTCCTCCTGTCCCTGCTGGTGGAGCGCCTGCTGGTGGTATGCCACCTGAAGGTGCGATGCCCCCAATGCCACCTATGCCCCCACAATAGGGAACGGGTTCGTTTATATATAGAGCAACCATCCAAGGACTCTAGGAGATAAAAACATAATGACTGATGAAGTCACAGAAGTAGTACCGCAATCCGTGGAACCCTCAGGGTCACCCGTATCGGAAAGCGTAGAAGTCACAGAATCACCTGTTCTTAGTGTAGAGGAATACTCAACATACCGAGTTCCTGTAAAACTAGATGGTGAGGAATTGCAAGTTCCACTCAGTGAGGCTTTGGCAGGTTATCAACGCCAAGCAGATTACACCCGCAAGACGCAAGAGTTAGCACAGCAACGAGAGCAATTTGAGTTTGCCAGTGCTTTACAAACTGCCCTTGAGCGTGACCCATCTGCAACGCTAGATTTGCTTGCAAACCATTATGGCATTAGCCGTCAGGCTGCTGCCGACATGGTTGCTGAAGATGACTTTGAATCGCTTGACCCAACGGAAAAGCGTTACAGAGAACTTGACCAGCGTTTAGCATCATTTGAGGACTACCAAAGCAAACAACAAGTTGAGGCTGAGGTAAAGAGGTTGCAATCCCGTTATGAGGACTTCAACATCAATGAAGTTGTGACAGCCGCTTTGCGGACTGGCTCAACGGATTTGGAAGGCACATACAAGCAGATTGCGTTTGATAGACTCATGGCAAAACAGGAATTAGAACGAGCAGCGTTTCAGAAACAACAGGCAGCAGAAACTGCCATTGTTGAATCTAAAAGGGCGGCAAGTGTGGTATCGGGTGGGGCTTCGGCTACAGCCAGTACTACTAATGACAGTTTTGAACCGATTACATCAATCGCTGAGGCTTGGGCGGCTGCCAAACGCTCACTCAATTCATAATCTTTAAGGAGACAAAATGTCAAACCCAAACTTTGATGCGCTGTTGTCAACGACACTCGCAAACTACCGTGACCAACTCACGGACAATGTGTTCACCGACCGTGTACTTACGAACCACCTCATGTCAAATGGTCGTATTCGTATGGTTAACGGCGGAACCAAAATCGTAGAGCCACTCATCTACGGTCAGAACTCAACTGTTGCTTCGTACTCAGGTTACGACCCAATTTCGTTGACCGCACAAGACGGCATCTCGGCTGCTGAATACGAATGGAAGCAGTATGCTGCATCCATCGCAATCAGCGGTATTGAAGAAGCAAAGAACATAACGAGTACTGGCGTTCATACGAGGAAAACACCGCAGGTGCTTTGACCCTCGCACAGATGGCAACGGCTTACAACAGCGTTTCTGTTGGTAACGACCGCCCAGACCTTGTGTTGACCACCCGTACCTTGTTTGAAAAGTACGAAGCATTGCTCCAACCACAACTCCGTTACACGGACACCAAGACCGCAGATGCTGGATTCCAGAACCTGTTGTTCAAGGCTGCCCCAGTTGTGTATGACACTGCTGCTCCTGCTGGCACGATGTTCTTCATCAACAGCAAGTACCTGACCCTTGTTGGTCACTCAGGCAAGTGGTTCTCGCAGACACAGTTTGTGCGTCCAGAAAACTTGGATGCCCGTTATGCACTTATCATGTGCTACGGTAACTTGACCTGCCGCAACCGTAAGAAGCAAGGCAAGTTGACCGCTAAGACTGCGTAATTGCACTTAGGAACAACTGAGTTAATGGTGGGGGAGAAATCCCCCACCATTTCTTATATATAGAGGATTTTATAATGGCTGCAAAAAAGAAAAAACCCGCTATTGACGGTAAAGATTACAATAGTCTTAAAGGTTATTTTGCTGCTGGTAATAATGACCTTTCTGGTACAACGCCAACCAAGAATAAGCGCAATAAGTTTGGTTATGATGTTGTTTCTGCTGGTCGTGGTCGTGTTGCTCAAAGAGCAATCACTCAACGCAAAAATCAACAACGCAAGAACACTAAAAAAGGAGCAAAGTAATGCCAATGTTTGACCCACGGGACCCAAATCCACGCCCACGCAAATCTCGCAATAGAACAGATTATCGTCCAAGCCGTCAGGCTGGTCCAGCGAAGCGTAAGCCAAAGAAGGACGATATGCAGATTCCAGATTGGGTTACCAAGTTTGGTAAAATTGCTGTTGACCCATTGGCTGGTCCTCGTAAGGCTGGATTAAAGAAGATTAAAAATAAACTTGCAGAAAAGCAAGGTCCTTCCGCTGCGAGTAAGGCTGCTGATTCTGGACGAAAGACAAAGCAGGGACAAGCAATTGCTATGGGCAAAGTTAAGACTCAAAAGTCTGTCGCTGCTCAAGGCAAGCGTGCTACTGGTGCTGCAATTAAGGCTGCGACAAAAAAGAAGATTGATAACAAGCGTAAAACTGGATTTTACGAAAAGCCGAAAGGAAAGTAATTATGGCAGCATCAAAGAAGCGCAAACCCGCTATTGAGAAGGCTCAAGGCGTTGATGACATAATCAAGGCTGGAGCAACGCTGGTTAAAAAGGCTGTTGTAAAAAAGGCTGCCAAGAAGTCGGGTGGCAAAATGTCCAAGACAGATGTTAAGAAACTTAAAGGTGAAATTTTGGAACATAACATTGGTTTGGGTAAATCAAAGAAAGAAGCGAAGAAAACAACCAAGGTTGTTGTCAAGCAACACAAAACACAATATAACCGTTTTGGCTCAAAGGGGAACTATCGCTAATGGCACGCAAAGAGGGTCTTGACGACATCCTAAAGGGTGGAGTGCGTGCGCTTCGTGCGGCTGAACGAAAACTGTCACGAATGGTTGACGGTCCAGAAAAGCGTATGTTGTAGCGTGATATTCGCCGTACTGGCGAAGAAATTATGCGTGACCCAAAGGTCCAAAAGCAGGCACAGAGACAGTTCTCACGAATGGGTGGACGCATTGGTCACCTTAATGAGGCTGCTATTAGTGGTAAGACTGCTGCTGAACGCAAAGGTGCGACTGCGGCAAAGGCTGTTGCTACCAAGAAGGCTAAAGGTTTGTCTGCAAAGGCTAACACTAATCCAACAGAATATGCTATTAAAAAGCGTAATCAGGTTGTGTACCGAACCGAGAACATTAAGGCTGGTGGTGTTAACGCACCTAAGAAAGTTCAAGCCCGTACTACTAAGCGTGCAGCCGCCAAGAAGGCTGCTGCTCCTAAGAAGTCAAACAAGAAATAGTTGTGGCTAAGGCGCAACCGCAGTTCTCTATTAACGATTTGCTGGGGCTTATTGCCC